CCCAAAATTAACGAATTACTAAAATTAACGAATTACTAAAACTTTGCCGCGTGTCGCGTTGATCTGTTCGATATTGCGCAACACTCGCTCTTTAGTAATGCTTGGCTTTAATTCGATAACCGCTTCTTTACGAGCGTAAAATAAAGTGCGGCTATGTGGATCATATAGATTGTATGCGCCACTGTTATAAACAGTGATTTTTTCAAACTCTTCTTTTTTCGCTTCTGATTTTGGTTCAAGCTCAGCTTCTTGCTCTACTTCTGGTCCAAGCTCTACCTCTGGCTTAACGCCTTCTTGTTGAGCGTCAAGAAATCGCCATACTAAAGCGTCTTTACTATCGCTTGAGCGATAAGCAACGCCCAGGCCTTTAAGCTCTGCTTGCAGCTCTTTAACCGTATAGGTTTCATCAACTTCTGCATATCCTGGGGTGATAACAAGCTGTGCTAAATTGCCTGGTACTTGTTTTGGTTCTGTCATAATCAGCCTCGTATTTTTGTCAAAAGAAAGGCCCTGTTGCCACAGACAACAAGGCCAATTCAGCCATACAACGTGGCGGTTACATGGCTAAGTTATCGAATTAAAGTGTTGGTAAATTGCGTAATTCAATTAACATGCACTGATTGCGATAACGTGGAATTGGGTTAGCTTCTGCTGCCATACGGTTATAAACCGCTACGTCTTTTTCAAACGCATTGGCTGATGATGCTAGAA